CTGGCATATCACCGAACTCAATATGTGATGATATCGCATCAAAGAGCCAGAACGCACCAAGTTCTGTTGCTACATACTTTGCCCCATCAGTGACAACAGATTTACCAAGACTGATCTTATGATAAGCTTCTGTCCCAGTGAAGTGTGCGAGGTTCTCTTTGAATTGATTTAGGTTTAAGTCTAACATGTTATTTCCTTTCTAATTGAACAGTTTGATTGTAGCCCGATTGTTGTCGGGCTACAAGTGTTTATTTTAGTTTATCGAACTCTTCGATCATTTGATCGTATAGCGCAGCAGCTTCCTTGTTACGCCCCGCGTGCATCATCATGAACATACATTCGAGTTTGAACTTCAGCTTGTTGCCTAGTGTTTGTTCCTTGGTTTCCATTGTTCTTTCCTTTCGTAATGGTTGGGGGCTTTCGCCCCCAGTTGGTTAAGATTGTATCTCTAGATCTTCTAGACGCATTTCATCTTTAACTTGCTTCTTATAACCACCATCGGTTACCTTTCCTTTCCTTGGTTTTGTTATGACAAACTTTAGTAAAGTATTGGATAACTCTGGCTCATTTTCTTTAAACCATTTAAATCCTGGTAAATTGCTAACTGTTGCATCTGCTTCGCGCCATGTCCAGTTATGCACCGCTGCTTTTTTATACAAAGTTTCTAGAGCTTTTTTTCTTAGTTCAATTTCATCTTCGAGTTTGATTATCTCTCTGAATGTTTTTTCTTTAGGTGTTGTCATTGTATTTCCTTTCTAGTTAAAGTGTAACGTCTTGTTACAAGTAACAAGATAAACATCTACAAGTAAAAGTCAAGTGCTCCACAAGATTTATTTTAATTAATTTCAAATTAATTTGGGATCAATCGAACCAAGAACCGAGACCAGTGCAGCCCAGGGAATGCTGCAACGCAGCAAGGTCAGGGGTTACTGTGCCGCGCTGCGGCACGATTGCTGCAACGCAGCAAGGGGCATCCCCCATATATAGAGGGTGCATAGCACACAATACTGTCTATAATATTGGTATTGTAAATTCATTCGGGGATAATTCCATTGGGGCAACAAGTGATCAACAACTAGGTTCCCTAGCCCCCAGAAAAAATTACGGGTGTATTTTCATTTGGGTTTATTGTACAGTGGTCCAAGAACCACGGATCAGGAGCATACGATGGGGTTTTGGAAAGAATTAACTGGTAAGACTTGGAGTGAGACTATTAGCGGCGGAGGTTCGAGTTCCTCTGGCAGTAGTTCGAGTTCGAGTAGTAGCAGTTCTTCTTCGTCATCTTCGAGTAGTAATGGCGTAGGTGCGGGGAACACGTTATCGAACGGCAACACGAGCTTGGGGTCTGTATCTCAGACGGGTCAGTATGCGGGTGATGGTTTTGAGTGGCAGCAGAATCCTAATACGAATGCTTTGACTCGGGTATATACTGGTGCAAATAAGAATGCGGGTTTAGGCACTGATGTTGTGATGGGTGGTACATCCAATAACAATGTAAAAGAGGTCATTGCGAATATTTCATTGAACGAGGGGACGGCGTTTGCGGGATCGGCTGCGTCTGCAACGGACGGGAATCTACTTAATTTATTAACGGACGGCACTACTGGATCTAGTAATAGCTATGCGGATCAAGTTGGTGCGACTGATTACACGACTGCTGTGGTGTATGATGCAACTGCGACGGGCGCTGCTAACACTGCACTTAGAGACAGTCAGACAACGACATCGGTTCCTGCTATTCGCCCTGAACCGAGGCCCGAGCCTCCTGTTGCGACACCTGAAGAGTTGGTGATACCAGAGGTCACGGTTGATCCAATTACTGGTTTGACTCCAGAGCAGACTATAGCGTTGGCTAACGAGGCTATAGATTCTGCTCCTGATTATACTTATTCACCTGTTACACCTACGGGAGGTCCGGGCACCTTTGCCCCTGGTGCTTTGCCTACGGGAGGTCCAGATGCTTTTGATCCGAGGGGTAATCAGCTTGTATCACCGACTGGGACGGGTATTGGACTTACTTCTGTTGGAGCCAACAACTATACTGAGGCATTATCAAATTTTAATGATAAATATTTGAACAACCTTGATCCTACATCCATAGATCCAGAAGCTCTAGCGATGTTGGGTATACTTGGTCGTGCAGAAACTCTTCCTGGGGATATAGAGGCATTGATGCCTCCGACCACTCGTGATGATTTCACATATACTCCAACTGGTGGTCCTGGCACCTTTACGCCATCAGGCCTTGGAGCGGGGATCACGGGTCTAGGATCGGGAACCACGGAACTTAGCAGCCCTGACTTTGCGATACCGGGCACGGATCAAGCGGCGTATGCTACGAGTGCGAGTCTTGGCGGAAAGGATCCGTATGATCCGAGGACTATTTTACCGACATCGGAGCAGATGGCGGAGTTAGAGGGCACGGCACAAGAGTCTGTAGATCTGACACCAGATGGAATTAATCTGGGCGATTTAGCAAAATCGCTTGCAGTTGGTGTTCCTAAGAATCTTGCTGACCAGTTTGAGGGATTAGGAGCTTATCAATCTTCAAATCCCGTGCGAGGGACAGGTAATTTAGCTTTAGATCTTGCACAACAGATAATGTTGAGGACACAACCTCAAGTTGCTCAAGATCTTATCCTATCTCAAGACCCTGAAGCAAGACGGGAAAAGGCTGTAGGTACGCAATTTATTTCAGATAAATTACAAAGTGGTGCGGACGCATTGTCTGAGTTCTTTTTTCCTGATGGCAGACCACAAGCTGTCGTAACTGGGACTACTCCTTCTGACTTAGCAATTGAGAGAGTTGAGGGTTCGGGCGGTATCCCTGGTGTTGCGAACGTAACGGCGGAAGAAGTTGGTGGCGGTGTCCTTGATGTACTTGGGGCGGCAACTCCACAAACTCGTGCTATTAGTGGTGCGTTAAATATTGGTGAACAGATTAGTGGAACCCAAGCTACAGCGGAGCAAGCTCTTAATCAATTAGTTACCAGTGGTGCTTTGGATGACAATCAAGTTTATAAGGATGTTCTAAAGGCACAGGGTGGTGACGTAGAAAAAGCCAAGCAAGCTTTGGTAGATGCTGTTATTTATAAAAGTGCTCCTGAAACTGCGTCAACAGGGGTTATTGATGCTGTTATACCTAAATTCGGACGTGGATTATTGGGTTTAGGAAAAGATCTTGCGGTTCGTGCAAATGTAGAGGGAGGGCAGGAGGTACTTGAAGGCGGTATTGCACTGAATGCTTTGAACAATGTTCTTGGTCTTGAGGGCGAGAATAAACAACAAGTTTTTCGAGATGCCTCTGGTAATTATGTAATGGGAACTCTCGCGGGTGGTGGTACATCTGTAGTTGCTGCTCCTGCGGTAGCAGGTATCCAGAGTCTAGCACCGACATTCGGTGGTGATCCGAGAGTGACAAACGTACCTGCGGGAATGAATATGACTCAACTAGGAGCACTTAATCTTGGACAGGCACCTGGCGGTGGGGCACCAAATGTTACTATTCTTAACCCTAGTTTATCCCCAACATCGGGTCAGTTAGCTGCGTCTACAGTTCCTACCTCTTATACGGCAACTCAAGATCCAGATGTTCCGAGTAACATAACAGTCGCAGAACAATTGATGATAAATCAACTTGAAGGAGAGGGTGCGATTGACGTTACTGAACTTGATGGTCTTGGTTTGACTCTTAACGAGGTAGAAGAGATAGCTAATCGAGTTACTGCGGAGAAGATGGACAATGATGCGACGATGCTACGTGCAATAGCAGAGCAAGAGGTTTTGGATACAAATACAATCAGCGCGGAGACTATTGACGAGATTCAAAAAAAACTAGATCCAGACAGGGCTGCTGAGATTATACAGCAGGCATCTAACAATCCATTTATCTCAAATGAAGGTAAGAGTAGAATTGATCTGGCCTTAGAGTCTAAGCCTGCAACAGGTATTGAAACAGCGGTAAACGTAAATCAAACAGAAGACACAGAAAAACCAAAAGTCACCATAACACCAGTGACAGTGGATGATAGAGACACCACAATTCCTGCTGTTACTTCAGAAATAACTCCGACTACTGACCAAACTACCGATGTTAAAGTTCTAACAGAGGTTGGAGAGTTTCCAGAACCTGAAGACGAAGACGAAGAAGTCGAAGTAGATGTTGAGGACGAAGTAGTAGACACCGACACTGGTGCAGATGTTGACGTTGATACTCCGATGGTCGTGCCTCCTGTAACTAGAACCAATGACAAGGGTGAAGAGATTGTTGAGTGCCCAGAGGGTTATACAATGGTACAAACTTCAAAAGGTCCGATTTGTCAGAAGAGTGTTACATCGGTTAGACAACGTGCGGGTGCAGGAACTCGTGCATATACAGGTTTGGCAACGAGAGGGCAAAGTGGTCCGGGTCAACGCAGGGTAACAATTACTGACACTGAACGGGTAGATCCAATCACACTTAGCGCATGAACTTACACGCCTTACCAGAAGAAGCTCTGAAAGAGATACTAGCCCTTACGGAGGCTAAGAAAACATTAGATCTGCGTGAAAAAGCGCAAGATTATTTCATGCCCTTTGCTCATCATGTGTATGAGAACTTCATTGAGGGCAGGCACCATCGAGTTATTGCGGAAAAGCTTGAGCAAGTGGCGCAGGGTAAGTTAAAACGTTTGATCATTAACATGCCACCTCGTCATTCTAAGTCTGAGTTTGCTAGTTTCTTGATGCCTGCTTGGTTTCTGGGGCGTAATCCAAAGCTCAAGATTATCCAAGCTACACACAATACGGAACTGGCGGTACGTTTTGGACGCAAGGTTCGTGATCTTATAGACGATCCACAATATAAAGACATCTTTCCTGATACTAACTTGAAGGAAGACAACAAAGGAGCGGGTAAATGGCAAACCGACAAGGGTGGTGAGTATTTTGCGGCGGGTGTTGGGGCTGCGGTTACTGGTCGTGGTGCGGACTTGTTTGTCATTGACGACCCTCACTCGGAACAAGACGCTCTGAGCGAGAGCGCATTCGACAATGCGTATGAATGGTACACCTCTGGACCTCGTCAGAGGCTTCAACCGGGTGGTTCGATCATAATTGTTATGACTCGATGGGGTAAAAAGGACTTGACAGGCCGTTTGATAGCGGCACAGGGCAGTGATGTCATGGCAGATCAGTGGGAAGTGGTGGAATTTCCTGCAATTCTACCATCAGATGACCCATTATGGCCTGAGTTCTGGGAAAAAGACGCTTTACTGGGAATAAAAGCATCACTTCCTGTGGGAAAATGGAATGCGCAGTGGCAGCAAACGCCAACTACGTCCGAATCTGCCATAGTTAAGCGGGAATGGTGGCAACCGTGGGAAAAAGAAGAGATTCCCCCTGTAAAATACATACTTCAATCCTATGATACCGCGTTTTCCAAGAAAGAAACGGCTGATTACAGCGCAATTACTACTTGGGGAGTGTTTGAACCAGAAGAGGGTGGCCCTGACAACATAGTATTGATGGATGCGCAGCGGGGTAGGTGGAATTTCCCTGAATTAAAGGAGAAAGCCTACCAAGAGTACGAGTACTGGGAGCCAGATATGGTACTTGTGGAGGCAAAAGCTACTGGTACACCGTTGATTGACGAGTTGCGTTTACGTGGTATTCCTGCATTAGGCTTTGCTCCAGGCAAAGGACGTGATAAGGTAACGCGAATGCACATGGTTGCGCCATTGTTTGAAGCGGGTGTAGTATGGGCACCAACGGACAAGAAATTTGCAGATGAAGTCATAGAAGAAGTTGTTTCATTTCCTAATGGCGATCATGATGACTTTTGTGATAGTATGACTTTAGCATTAATGCGTTTTCGCCAAGGAGGGTTTATCTCTCTACATGGTGAGAATGAAGAACAAGAAGAATATCGCAAGAAGCGGGAGTATTATTGATGGCATTACCACCTCTAGTAGATTCAGGAATCAGGCCCGAAGACATGATACCCACTGAAGCGTCAGTTGATGTATCAGTTGCACAACCAGAAACTTTTGAAGGTGGCGCGGAAGTTATTTCTGATGGGCAAGGTGGTGCAGTTATTCAAGCTCTGACACAGGCTCTCATGGGAGCCGAGCAAGAGCAACAGGTTCCACATGACGCAAACATAGCGGAGTTATTAGATGATGGGTATCTTGGAGAACTTTCTACGGATCTTAGGGGGTCTTATGAAGAGGATATGGAGTCTCGTTCAGAGTGGGAAGAGACTTATACTAAGGGTCTTGATCAGCTTGGTGTCAAGCATGAGGAACGCTCTCAGCCATTTGAAGGAGCTTCTGGAGTCACTCATCCCCTGATTGCGGAAAGTGTTACTCAGTTTCAAGCGCAGGCATATAAAGAACTGTTACCATCTGGTGGTCCAGTAAAGACTCAAGTCTTGGGTTTACAGGATGCAGCTAGAGAAGAACAAGCTTCTCGTGTTAAGAACTTTATGAACTATCAGATCATGGAGATCATGGAAGAGTTCGATCCAGACATGGATCAGTTGTTATTCTATTTACCGTTGTCTGGTTCTACATTTAAGAAAGTATATTTTGATCAAGCAAAACAAAGAGCGGTATCTAAGTTCATTCCGGCGCAGGATCTGGTTGTACCTTATGCTGCATCGGATCTGGCGACTGCTTCTCGTGTTACGCATGTTCTACGCATGGACGCGAATGAAGTTCGCAAGATGCAAATCGCGGGGGTCTACAGAGATGTAGAACTAAGCAAGTATGATGAGGGTGAAGACGAGGTTCGTCAGAAGATAGATGAGATACAAGGTACATCTCGCACATACACTGATGAAGTATTTACCATTTTGGAGATGCACGTTGATTTAGACCTTGAAGGTTTTGAAGACATGTCTCCAAACGGAGAGCCAACGGGGATAGCACTTCCTTACATTGTTACGATTGATGAGGGGTCTGGAAAGATTCTAGGTATACGTCGTAACTTTGAAGAGGGTGCGGGGCTTGCAAAGAAGACACAGTACTTTGTGCACTATAAGTTTATGCCAGGTCTGGGCTTTTATGGCTTTGGTCTGATCCACATGATTGGTGGTCTTGGTCGTGCGGCAACGAGTATCCTTCGACAACTGATCGATGCGGGTACACTTGCAAACCTCCCGGCAGGATTCAAGGCCAGAGGCGTGAGGGTTCGTAACGATGACGAACCATTACAGCCGGGTGAGTGGCGGGACATAGATGCACCGGGCGGCAACATACGGGATGCGATCATACCGTTACCGTACAAGGAACCTTCGGGCACACTAGCACAGTTGCTAGGAGCACTCATAGAGGGCGGAAGACGTTTCGTTTCACTAGCAGACCAACAGACTGGAGACGGCAACACAGCGGCTCCTGTAGGCACTACAGTGGCTATGCTAGAGCGCGGCATGAAAGTCATGTCAGCTATTCACAAACGGCTGCATTACTCACAACGTCAAGAGTTCCGTGTATTAGCTAGGATCTTTAGAGATAACTTACCACCTGAATACCCTTACGATGTAGAGGGTGGCAACCGTATGATCAAAGCAGAGGACTTCGATAATCGTATTGACGTTATTCCTGTTAGTGATCCAAACATATTCTCAATGGCACAAAGGGTTACACTAGCACAGACGCAGTTGCAGCTTGCTCAATCTAATCCACAGGTACACAATCTACACGCGGCTTATCGCCGGATGTACCAAGCCCTCGAGGTACAGAATATAGATGAGATACTACCTCCACCTCCAAAACCACAGCCATTAGATCCTGCTATTGAAAATGCTCGTGCTCTCATGGGAGAAATATTAAATACGTTTCCTGATCAAGATCATGACGCACATATTCGTATGCACATGGCGTTTATGAAAGCACCACTTGTGATGACATCACCACAAGTCATGGGTACATTTTACGCACACATCATGGAGCATGTGTCACAAAAAGCACGTCAGATGGTTATGGCAGAGATTGAACAGATCATCAATCAAGCTCAATTGGCAGCGCAAGGTGGTGCTATTGATCCAATGGCAGCGCAACAACAGATCATGAAAGTTCAACAGGACATGCAAGATCCCGCTCAAATGGAGCAGTTAATCTCTATGCAGATGGAGAAACTCATGGCTGAAGTCCTACCTGGACTACTACCGACTGGAGAGGATCCAATGGCAGATCCACTTGTTCAGATCCGTATGCAGGAGTTAGCTCTGAAAGAAAAAGATCTACAGCGTAAAGTAGAAGATGATCAAGGTGACATGCTGATGGAACTACAGAAGATGCAGCAACGTGCAGCAACTGATGCCGCCCGTATTGAAAGCCAAGAAGACATTGCCCAGAATCGTAACGAAGTAAACCGTGAACGCATTGACGTGCAGCGTCAGGCGGCGCAGCGGAGGGGATAATGGACCCCGTCAGTTGTGTCATGATGGCAACTGGGGCTTTTAAAGGATTAAAGTCTGCCATTGCCGCAGGGAAAGATCTCCAAGATATGACAGGTCAATTGTCTAACTGGGGTAAGGCTTTCTCTGATTTCACAAACATTGAAGAACGTGAGAAGAATCCCCCGTTTTGGA